TACTTTATGCTTTAGATATTTAGATAATGACCAGTAGCCGAATCCAAGTTTATGACGCATCCAATTAAATCTGCTGTTCCACTCAAGGACTAAGTCATACAACTTGTCACCAAGAAATGCCAGCCATGGAGCCAGTCTTGTAATACCATCAAATAAATCGCCATGCGTTATTAGATAGTGTTTACCATCTGCTCCGATATGTTCTGTTTGATTTTGTATTTCAATCAGACCGAAAGAGAATCCATATGGGATCATTGGTCTTAAGAATTCATCATGATTACCTGCAACGTATATAACCCTTGTACCACGTTTAGCGTGACCAAGGATTCTACGAACTACGTTAGTATGAGATTGTTTCCAACGCCACTTGTTCTGCTGAATTTTCCAAGCATCAATAATGTCCCCAACCAAATAGAGAGTATCACAACTATTATGTTTTAGGAAATTATTTAATTTAGCTGCTTGACAATCACGAGTACCTAAGTGAACATCACTTATGAATATCGTGCGGTATTTCATTATACCACCATTGCTATTGCATTGGCAGCTGAAACGATGTAGCGGAATGCTTGTTCATCAGTTGATAATTCTTGAGCAGCTTTTACTTCAGCTACTTGTTGAACTAAAAATTGAAATTCTTCTAATGTTAATTCTTGTGATTCGTATTGTTCTCGCAAAACCAATAGTTCATTTGCTAATACAGCTGCTGGACCACCAAGCCCAGCTACTTCTCTTAATTGCTCTAGCATTATCTTCCCTTCCATGCATCAGCGATTACATCGATGCGAGTTTTGTTAATTTTAAGGATTGATTCACAGAACAATTTTTTATCAGATGCTTTGGCTTTACTAATGGCTTCTTGCAACTGAGCAATAGAAGTAGCCTGAGGATCTTTTCTCAATTCACTATACACTTTAAGATGTTGAATTTTTGTTTCAGCATCTACCCAGTTTTTATCTTCACAACTTAACTTCTCAACTGCAATCTTAGTAGAAACTAGATTATCAAACATAACAGGATCGTGTGGCTTTGGCCATAGCGATGTTATACTTGATAGCGTTGAACAACCACTAAGACAAAATGCCAAAATGATTATTAGTTTCTTCATTTATTAGTCTCCAGATCCGCCACACTTGGCACGTTTGGCTTTAGTTAACGCACCGAAGTCAACTGCCCACTCTTGTCCAGGTGCAAGTTCTTTTCCATTTGCTGGAAATTTAAAATCTACTTTCGCAGTTGCTTCTAAATTTGCAACAGGAACACGATACAAAGTTAAATCGTTACCAAGATTTGGATATGGTGAAACGTGCGGGAATTGCCAAGCAGCGTATTCACCTGTTGTTTGATTGATTACAACTTTATATAATGCGTGAGGAACAATAACACCATTACCGATTGTTTGATTGGTGCTTACATAGATGTTACCTGCATAAATTGTAAACACTTGATTCCGTTGAACAGTCCATCCACGTACTGATGTTTCTAAAAGTTTCCAGATACCACGATTCAATGAACCTGCTTGCGGACTCATGTTAGTCATTAAGAATGATTCATACTCTACTTGTTGGTCCCAAGACAAATCACCATCAGGTGCCATATGTCCTTTGTCGTAACCAGTACCAGCATAATCATCTGGACGAGCACCACCTTGTACTGATTGGTCAGCAGCGAAAGCATTAGTGCGAGCAACACAACCAAGAGCATTAGGTGGAGTTAAAGTATAAGTCACATAGCGTGGAAGTTTTGCTGGCGCATCATAACCAACAAGATATGCTTGACGACAGATTGGCTGAACAGCTGGAGTTGCTACTGGCCATCCATATGGGCTATGTACTTGACAATTTTGTACTGGCTCTGGTGGACGTTGAGTCCATGCGTTTGCTGTTAAAGTTGTTATTGCTAAGAATAGCGATAGTAATAATTTCATTTCATTCTCCTTTGTATTTTCTATTTAGTTTCTCACATACGACCAAGTTCCACAACCTGAGGAACATTGTATATTCATAGATCCTTGTTGTGATTGAGTAGGATTTGTTTGCTGGACGTTTACCGTTGCTCCATTGGCTCCACTTAGATTTACTTGAAACCATTTATCTGCGCCAGCACCACCAGTTTGTATTGCATTAACAGTGTTTCCATTATTGGTAGAACCATTGACACCTATAACATTGAACTCATGATTACCAGCACCATTTTGCTCAAGATTTATACTATTGCCAGAACCATTAAAATTCATTATTGATGAGTGACTACCACTACCTTGTTGAAGAATATTAACTCCATTATCAACACCTGAGTTTATACGAACAGAAGCAAACTTAGGACCAGAATCTTTTTGATCAATAGAAACTGTTGTATTATCTACAGCACTGATTGATCCCAATACTACCTTTGCATAATGACCAGAACCATCTTGCGAAATATTGATAGTATTATTGCTACCAACCTGATCTATAATTATTGAATTATCTGCAGCACGTGCTTTCTTAGGCATAAAAAGTGCCAATATAAAAAATATTAAAAATGGTGTAATAACCATCAAGATTCCAAGCCTAAAATTAGTTTTGTTCTCTCGCTCTTTTGCGAGTGTTCTATTTCTCTCGGATTGTCCGTAGTTACTATTAACTTGATGATTATTCCACATTAGTTTTGTCTCAATGTTATAGTAGTAGTACCACCACTATTGATTCTATTTTTAACATCAATAGAACCTTGATACATTTGTATTGTGCTGTTCTGGTTAGTTGGAGTTGTAATATACATTCTGTTACTACCATCATCTCTACCGAGAGTTATCTTTGGTTCTTCAATCTCAACAGTAACTCCAGTAGTTGCAATATAATCTGGTAAAAGTTTATTGCTAGTTGTATTCAATAAATTTAACTGCGCAGCCATTTGAGCATTAATAATATCTAGCACGTTTGCCAGAAAGTCTTGCTCAAGCAAATTCTTTGATAGTTTATCTTTAAAGTTATCTTTTGCTTCTTGGTCAAGTACATTGGTCAATGCTTCTTCTTTAAAAAAGTTTTGATCTAAAGCACCTTTAATTTGCGTTTTATTTTGATCTTCAGTTTTCTGAATTTCTTTCGGTGGTGCAACGATAAGCATATTATTAATTGCGTCCATAGAAAGATTTAGGATAACTGGTTTCATTGGTTTCAAACTACTATCATTAACTTTAGTTGCTTCGAATGGTTTAGTGAGTGTTACCATTCCTGCTTCAGTAATAACATCAATGATTCCTGTGTAGCAATCTTTTGCTATATCAAGTGGTGTTCTTCCAGGTGGGCAGGTAGGAAGAAGAATGATTGTTGATGCACCAACTTCATCTACTGTTGCAGAGAAGTCCGTACCACGAACTGCGATAGTTGCAGTTGGTGTTTGAATATTTACGTTTTGATTGTTGTTGTGGGCAATCTGCCCTGATGCGTAACGAACAGTACCCAGAGCAACTTTCATTGCTAGTTTACCACTCTTTGCTTTTGGATCGTAGACAAAGTCATCAATGACAAGTCTAGAGTTTTCATTTATCTGAACAGTTGTATCATCTTTAAATGTAATACCAACTTTACCACGTGTAGTTTTAATTGCGTCATTCATTTCAACACCAGTTCCCTTCGCACCAGAGAGAGTTTCTTTATCTCTCTGGATTGAAGGAACAGCATTTGTTTGTTCTGTGATGCTGCCAACTGCAGCTTGGGTTTTATTGCAGTTGGCAAGACCAGCAACTAGAATGCATAATATAAACAACTTCATATTAACGATTAGTTTGTGTAATATTTACAGTATTGCCTGAACCAACACCAGCATAATTTGCTATATTACTTCCAGCAGTTCCAGTCTGAGTAATGGCAGTAGTGTTGCCAGAACCATTGATAGAAACAACTGCAGTATGTCCAGCAGATGCACCTTGTTGATCAATGTTTGTTACGTTAGTAGCACCAGTTGTTGTTACAGTTGCAGTGCTATTATCCACCTGTTGATTAATAGTAGTAGCATTACCACCACCTTGAGTATTGCTTATGGTTGCGGTATTGTTATCACCATTAATTGTGGCAGTTAAATTATTATTATTACCACCACTTTGTAATGATGTTAAATTATTTTGTTGCCCAAGCACAGAAACATTAACATTACCAGCATTACCCACTTGAGTAATATCAATAACATTACTGGCACTTATGCCAGTACCAGCACCATTAGTATCAATGATTGCTTGTGCGTTGTTACCCGTCACACTATAACTAACTGTTGGATTACCAGTTCCAGTTGTAGTTTGCATTCCTAGTTTCAAGGTATTCCCAGAACCAGTCTGAGTAACAGTTACTTGATTGTTATCGCCAGAAATTTTAGCAGGAGTAGTGTTACCTGTACCAACTCCAGGTAGACCCCTTACTACGTTACCAGCTCCATCTTGCGTTACGTTGATTGTGCTGTTGTCTCCAGCTTGATCAATGTATATGCTGTTATCAGCAGCGTACCCCGACATCGACATTGCAGCCAATGCTAGGATTGCAGTGAATTTTCTCGGAACACTGCCAGTTCCTTTCTTACATTTAACCATACTTTTTTAAAACTAAGTTGGCAGACAATTAAATGCCAGTCTGTACCCTAGTTAATCTCCTTTAGGTTTTCCCTTTTAGTGTACCCATTTCTCCCTTGTTTATCTTTAATGACTACCCACTCACTACTACTGTCAACTGGGCTGCTGATTATCACTTCTTCACCTTTTGCAAAAAACCAAAGTTTTATTGATTCCATCTTTGGTTCTTTTCTAACATATACATTCTGATTCGTTACGTATGTTTTTGGTTTTGCAGTTGAGACGATCTCTGGTTTAGCATCTTTAACAACCTCAACTTCAGGTGTTTTCGGTGTAAGTACTTCGCTAATAGACTTTTCATCTTTCTTCTCCTCTACCTTTGGAATAACTATAGGTTTCTGTTTCTTGTAATCCCAAACTCCCTTACGCTCACCTTCTTTAATCAATTCCACAACTGCTGCTTCGATGGTTGCTTTAACAGCCAACGTCCCAGCTTCATTAATCGTCAATCCAGTTTCTGCTTCAAATGCTTGAGTACCATTTTGAATAAACTTCAATACAGCAACGCTATCAGCAGTCGAATAGACTATTTTCTGCACAGTCACTGAAGCAAGAACTTTACCTGTATTAACAGAAACTGCTCTTAAACTAATAGTGACAATATCCTTCGAGTATTGAGTCTGAGTGCCGATCCCGAGAAACCTATGGGCAGCACCACCAGATTCATTACCAGAGTCGTAACCAATGATACCACCTTCAAGTATAATTCCTGCAAACTGAAGTGGCATTAGTGGTTTCGCATCTTTACCTTCATATGCTTCACGCATCTGACGGATAATAGTTCTTTCTTTTGTCAGATTATCTACGTTAACACGTTCAACTACATCAAACCATTGTCCTCTACCTACATCTTGTAGAGCACGAATCAAAAACACTTCAGCACCCTGAGTAACAGCAGTACTAAAGGAAGCGATTCCTGGAGTTGGTTTTCTTTGTCCAGTTAAATCTTTAAAACTGTAAACAGCAACTGTTAGCTTCTTACCATCTGGCGAAGGAACAGCATCAAACTCTTTCTCAAGTTTGTTCACAGTAACTTCTGGTTGAAATTCAAATCCTGCCTTTTGAACAACTGCACAACCAGATAATAATAGAGATAATAAAAGTAAGTATTTCATTGGAATATAAATTGCCCTAGTGGTACAGTCACTCTTGTTTGATTACCAACAGTATCAGTAACAGTCAAATAAACATTACTGCTATCTTTGGTCCAGAATATAGTATTACCCTCAAAATTTAATGAACCAGAATTTGACCCACCACTGGCAAACATTGCGGTTGCCAAATTTTGAGAGATTTGAGCATATATACGAGATTCCAAATTATTCATAAACTTGGCAATGTTCGTATTTGCAGCATCGGCTTTCGCCTTATCCAGTGCTGCTTGGATATCTTTTTGTAATTGTATTTTGCGAGTATACTCTTGATTCTCTATTGTGAGAACGTGTGATGAATACCCTATACCATTGAAGGAAGGAGATTTGAATGACTGATCCGCAAGTGGTGACGCAATTGCAACATTACTTATCAGTGTCAGGAGTAATACTTTTTTGTGAATCATCTTTTAAATTTCCTTGTTCACGCAACGACAAGATGACATTCACTTTTTGATTTAATCGGATAAGGTCGTTATCCAACATTCTAATTCGATCGATTAATGCGATCAATACATTATTTGCTTCACTCGTTACTGGTTTAATTTCAGTTGTAACCCATGTCCACACATAGTATACAAAATATCCCATGCCACCAGCTGCGACAATTGGAAACCCATATTTGTTTATTAGTGCTACAACATCCATATTTACTCTTTAGTTCTTATTAATGTTACATTGCCATTGGCACCTGTAATAAGTTTAAATTTATCTCCTTCACGCCAAGCATCAGGCAGATTACCCCACCCATTTTCATTTGCTTGTCCTTTTAATTTTAATTCTTTATCAAAGATAATAATATTGTCATTTAAATCAAAATTGTAATCAACGTATAGCATTTTTATTCCTTTCAGAAAGCATTTTAAACCATTCTTTTTTCATCTCAATATCATGTCTAATATGAGTTAGGTGATCATCACCATCATCTTTACTATAGATGTAAAGAAGTACAGCAATAAAACTAAAAAATCCTACAGTATATAACTGCATAGCAGTAATCGTAAATGTAAATGTCATTTCCATGATGTAAGGAACCCTATTACATATCCAACTGCTAAACTAATAGAACAAAATAAAGCAACATCTTTATCCGTCCACAACATTTTTGCGAAATCTTCCGCTGTTTCAAACTTTTGTTTAAAAGGGTTTTTCATTAATCTCTCCTTGCGTCAGCTTGCTCTGCTCTTGCAATTCTATCTAAATCAGGGGGAATATGGAGTGCGTGACTTACTTTGGTATCAATTCGAATGACATCGTGGTTCATAGCTGAAACACGTTTATCTAATGCCATGATGATACCAGCCATCCCCTTTACCGAGGATGTTACACCAGCTAAAATAAATTTAAGGGTTAGGAAAACGAAATACCCTGCTGCTAATGCTGCAGCAATGGGAAAACCTACCTCAGCCACCAGTTTAAAGAAGTCCATACTTCATCCATATAGTTATTATGGTTGGGGTTTACGCTTTTACCCTCTAATTATACAACTATTTAGGCGAAATAAAACTTACCTTAGAGGCATTCTTGCAGGTTTATCTGGGTGGTCAGTAACAATTTGTACTGATTCTTCGGGAATTACGTCATCTTGGAGTTCAAGTGTATGATGACGTTCTTCTACCTCAGGTTCTTCTTTTGCAAAAAAATCATTAAATACTTCTTGCGTTTCTTCTGGTAGTGGTTCAGCTTTTTTAAAACTTACCTTATCAAAAATCTCATTCCATTTAGATTTTTTTGGTTCAGGTTCTTCCGTTTGAACAGGTTCTTCAGGAATAGTTTCAACATGTTCTTCTACTGGAACAGGTTCTATTACAAGTTGTTCTCTTTTAAGATTCCAGTTGGCAGCAATCAATAATAGAACTGCAAGTGGATCAAATACAGAAACAATCATAATGATAACCCAACGAACAGATTTCTCTAGGATATCTTCGCCAGGATTATCACCATATATTAATGCTGCTATGTATTTTATTGGACCGACTTCGGCTTCGACTTTCCTGACTTCGCTGGCGATTGGCGCACGCTCTTCGTTGTACTTGGCGATCTTGGCTTGCGCTTGACCGATTTCGTTGAGGATTCTGTTACGATCTTTTTGCTGTCCTCTACGGATGGCAATGGCTCGCTCTGCACCACTGGCTTCGGTTGTTCTACTGATGGTTTGATCAACTTGAGCATCGAGTTGATTAAGTTCTTTACGACTTGCATTTACATTCTCCTTTTCGGTTTTAATTTTCTCATCTATCAGTGCTAACTTTGCTGCTACGTCTCCAGATGGTATTGCTTGATCTAGATGCGCTTTTGATAGATATCCAAATATCCCCATTGATGTTAACAACATTAATATAACCAGTGCTACAGTGAAATATGATTTCAATAATACTGGAACTTCTTTCCAATTACGGTATAGCCATGATGCTACTACAAGTTTTGATGCTTCTAGTAAAGACCCCATAATGAAAATTGGTATGACTGCGGATGCGAAAATCGCAACCAGTCCCATGACTGAATAGTATGCAGCGCATGCTGATAATGCTAATGCTGTTGCAAATAGTAAGTATGTCATAACTTGTTTTTAATGTGAGAACCATGAACTCGGACAGATATCTGTCCATTGTAGTAGTCGTCTGATTCTAACACTCTCCTCGTGAATTGCTCTCTTGCTTCAATATAACTACACTCTGCTTTAGATTTACAGTAAAAAAGAATCTCTCGAGTGAAGTTTCCCTTACCCAATAATTCTACGTCTTTATTTAATTCAATACTTGAACCATAATATTCTATCCAATCAGAATCAATCTTAGATCGGATCTTCTTTTTCTTCTTGGTTCCATTCTTTAACTTGACTACCTTATATGTAGTCTTCGCAAATTTGGCTAATTTCTTGCCGATATATTTGCGCCCAGTGGTTAGGTTTGTAATTTCATATACAAACCCAACACAGTCTTCAGGTAATTGATTAACAGTTTCGTTTAAATAAGTCCACATAGAGGACTATTTATTCATCCTCTTCTAGGTCATCCTCTTCAAATATATCGCCAGAACAAATTGGGCAGTATACAATATCTTCTAAATGTGTATCTGAACCCTTTATCATAATCTTTCCTTCGGCTCCACATTCTTCACACTCAAAATGTTTAGTGGTCATGCTGCTTTCCCCCATACATCATTCCAAGTTCCAGACAGAGCACCTTTAGCATAATCGGTTACACGATTCTCAAAGAAGTTTCCGTGCACTGGAGCATTAATCATCTCCTCAACCCATGGTAGTGGGTTGCGTTTTACTTTGAAGATTCCTTTCATACCAAGACTAATCAATCTGCGATCAGCAATGTAACGAATATATTGTTTTACATCAGCTGCTGATAACTCACGCATATCGCCAGCAGCATAGCATAGATCAATAAACTTGTCTTCAAGTTCAACCATGCGTTCAGCAATGGTATAGATCTTACTTTTGAGTTCATCATTCCAAATCTCTGGATTTTCTTTAACAAACTCTTTAAACAAACGAATCATATTTTCTGAGTGCATTGTTTCATCAACAATAGACCAAGTAACGATCTGACCCATACCTTTCATTAACCCGTGACGAGGAAAATTAAGCAACATGATAAAAGAACTATACAACTGCATGCCTTCAGTAAAGGCACTGAAAACAGCAATATGCTCAGCAGTGCTAGCGATAGTACCATTCCTGCTAGAAATATCAAGTACATAGTCATGTTTATCTTTCATTTCTTGGTATTCAAGAAACTCATTGTATGTAGACTCAGGCATACCGAGAGTTTCTATTAGGTGAGAGTATGCTGCGATATGTAATGCTTCACGTGCAGCAAACCCCATTAACATCATCCTTACTTCTGGCTGAGGGAAATAAGGAAGATAATTATTAACATAACCACCAGCAACATCAATGTCTCCTTGAGTGAAGAATCTGAAGATGTTCGTGAGGAATTGTTTTTCTTCATTGGTTAGTTTCTTTTTCCAGTCTTTAACATCCTCAGCCATTGGGACTTCTGAATGAAGCCAGTGCGCTTGCTCGTGCTTCAACCATGCATCATATGCCCATGGATAGTTAAATGGT